ATAGAGCCACCAAAATAATTAGAATTATTTATATCTCCACCAATAATAAAACTTGTTCCACTACTTAATGTGCTACTTACAGATACAGTATGTTTTAATGAACCATCAACATATAATTTTAAGTTTGATCCATCAGTTGTAAGAGTTATAAAATACCATATATTGTTATTTAGAGAAACTGAAGTATCATATAAAGTTCCTTCGACATACATTCTTATACTGCTATTTTCCCATGCCACAAGATAATCATATCGTGTTCCAGAAGAATCTTGTGATCCAAAAAATATTTCTCTTGATGAAGTAAGGTTATCTGCTTTAATCCAACCAGACATAGTTGCATTTGTACCACTAAATAAATTACCATCAACAATAATAGTATCATCACTTCCATCAAACGAGGTACTACCACTTGCTAATGCTACTGCACCTTTTGGTGTGGCTTTATCTTGGATTCTTGGTAAGAAAGGAGAACTGGCAGAATAGGCATCTGTTAAGAAGGTTGGTTCGTAATAAACATAACCAATATTTGATCCATGTAAATCTTCTACATAATATTCCTTTATAGATACATTGTCAAAATAGTTTACTGTTCCTGTACCTAATGATCCATCAGTTAGATTTATACTTTCTTCGCTTCCAGTAATTGAAAAAACTCTTGTTAATGTTTCTCCAGCACTAACATTAACATATTGATCATATCCATCTTCTGTTGTCCAATGATCTATTTTTATTTGAACTGTATTACTCCCAGCATTAGTTGCTGTAAATATAAATGTTTTATTTGCTGGTAAGGTTAAGTATTGTCTTGCCCTTCCGTTGTTTCCAGTAGATATAACTTTTAATTTTCCATCTTCAACAGATATATCAGCTTGATAGCTACCCCATCCTGTTGTACCAGAATCAAAAGTACCATTGGTAACTAACTCGCTACCTAATTTGGGTTCTTTTAAATTATACCAGCTAACCAGATTGGTTAATTCAGTACCTTTTAGGTCTGCATATTGTCCTTTCCAGTAGATACTTTCTATTTCAGAACTACTTAAAGCACGATTCCAGATGCCGACATTGGCTATAGAGCCATGTGTTTCGTGTTCTATTGATGAATTAAATTTTGTTGTCCCTATTGTTAAATCTTGTGAGCTTGTTCGTATTGTTGGTGTCTGGTAGGTTGTGCTTTGCACTAATTGACCATTTACATACAATTTTGCAGTAGTTCTGTCATATGTTCCAAGCATATGATTCCAAGTATTTGGAACAATACTATCAGATGAACTAATATCAAATCTACCACCAACTGCCCACCTAAATTTATTTGAATTAGAAATAGCTAATTGAAAACATGAGTTAGCTGTTCCATTGTCTGTTTCAAACTGCTTTGCAACTATTCTTTGATGATCACTTGAAACAGTTGTAAGCATCCAAGCCGATACTGTAATAGCGTCTGTTATATCTAATGAAGAATCATTCCCACAATTTATATAATCATCAGTACCATCAAAAGAGGTAGCACCAGATAGGAGTAGTTCTGGACTATTGTCATAAAAACGATAATAAAGCTTGAGTGAGTCTTTTATGTAAGAAAGAAATGCACCTACATTTTTACCTGCCCCTTTAATTAAAGACAGCCCTAGACCAAGCATCTGCTAACCTAAGTAAATTATTACAGTACCACTAGCAAGAGTAAATCCTGTCCAGCGACCAAAAACTGTCATCCCTTGTGGAAATGTATTGGATGAGTCTATTGCATCCCCACTACCACCACTTGTTCCTATATAACTTGAGCTTTCAGGTGTAAGAGTTGTAAAAGTTGAATCAGCTAAAAATTGTATTGCGACAATAGTTTTACCAGTAATAGCAGTTGTTCCATCTTCAAAGATGCAACCACCTTGACCTAGACCTACATTATTTGATTCAATTACACTAAAGTGTTGTATACCAGCCATCTTGTTTCTCCTTCATGCCTTACCGAGCTTGGCAAATCTCATGGGCATATTGTTTAAATTTTATTACTCTATAGGGGGAAAATAAATTCCCCCCCCCATAGATTCCTATTTGCAGTAATTATGCTTCGTAATCTACTAAAGCAAAGATTCTACGTTCTCCATCTGCATCTGCATTTCTAACAGCACCACCATATACAGACTCGCAAGTTACGAGTGTAGATAAGTAAGAGTGCCTGTAAGAAGCCTGCATTTTAGCTTCTTTAGAAAAAGCATAGTAAAGTGCAGATTCATGAATTGCATATCCATATACAATATCATTATTATTTGTTCCATCAGTTTCAAGATCAGCAAGAGCCTTGATTCCTTTGGTAACATCAGCACTTACATCAGCTCCACCAGAAGCAGAACCCATATAAGGTGATTGTGCAATCCAAACTGGCATCCCTAAAATAGCTCCAGCATTACCAGTTTTGCCAAAATCAGCACCTAGTGTAGCTTGAGTACCTTGTGAGTAGCTAGTTAGAGAGTTTAAGCTTGCATACATATCTGGAGATAGTACCAAGTTCCAACCTTCTGTATCGCCTGTTTCTCCAAGTATTAATCCCATTAATGAGGTTAAGTTAGCTTGTGAAAGAACTGAACCAGCAGTAGCTACGTGCATTGAAGTGTTGGCATCTGCACCAACTGCACCAGTCGCACTAGAAAGAAGTCCTTGCAAGTTATTAGCAACTTGATAGTGTAAGAAGTTATCAAAACCTCTAGCACAAGCATACGCTAACTGTTTTGCATAAATTTCCATCAAGTCATAGTTAGACTGAACATTAACAATGTCTGGAATGTAAGCAGAACCTACATTATACTCAGAAACAGTTAAAGAAGTCTCATCACTTGTCATACTACCAGCACTTGTTACATCACTAGCTATTTCACCACCCTGCGTAAAAGCACTAAGTGCTGGAACACCAATATGTGGTAAATGAATCTTATCGCCTTGATTCGTAATTTCTGGTGACAAATCAATACCGACATTCTTCATCATTATTTTTTTCTGGAAAGCTTCTAAAATAGCCTGCCCCCAGACTTCAGGGATAAACTGGTCAGCAATATTTGGTGTTACTGCTCCAGTACCTCCTGAGTGTACGTTTGTATCAAATGGATCGGAAAAAGCCATTATCTTTACTCCTTAAGTTATCTTTTAAAATTATTGAGAATAGAACTCCAATTATCTCTTCTTTCTTCTTTAGATATATTTTTAAAATCAACATCTTTCCTAGAAACAGTTCCAATATTATTTTGTGGATTGTTCTTAGATGATAATAACTCTTCAACTACATCTAAAAGAGAGTCTGTAGGTAAATTGGCGAATTTTTCTCTTTTATCTTCTGGCAGTTTTAATAAAGCATCGTTCCTTAATCTATTATCTTGAGATTCAAACTGGGTTTTTATTACCTTTAGTTCGCTATTTTCTTTTGATAATACTGAATTTAGTTCAGATAATTTACCTTGTTCTTCAAGTTCTGCCCTTTGCTTTTCCTCTACTATAGTTTTCATCTCATTTAACTTTATTTCAAGTTCTTTTTTTTGCGAGATTACTTCGTTTAGCCTTGAGCGTGGAATAGCATCTTGTACATTGTTTTCGACTTGTGTGTCGGTTTCCTGTTTTACATCTGGCTCGATGGTCTGTTCTTCTGACATTTTTACCTCTTAAGTGAGTTGGTTAATTGCAAGAATAAACCTTGCATTAAATAGATAGTATAATGTAAGTTATAAAAGTGATCTAATGCAAGAAAAAAATTACGAATTTAAAAAAAGATGGTTTGACTATTTAGGATACAAGCCACACAATGGGCAATTAGCACTTCATTACCCTCAGAAACAGGACGCTAGATTTCAAGTAGTAGTCTGTGGAAGAAGATTTGGGAAAACTTGGGCAAGTGCTATGGAAGCAACCTTTGTTGCATCTCAGCCTAATAAGCGTATTTGGCTTGTAGGGATGTCCTACAGAAAAGCTAGATTAATCTTTAGAGAAGTGTGGCAACGAATGGTTATAGGTCATGGAGAAGATGTGGATAAAGCATCTGAGAAGGATATGTACATCCGTTTTAAATGGGGTACTACTGTTGAGGGAATGTCGGCAGATAATCCAGATTCTCTTGTGGGTGAAGGCTGTGACCTCTTGGTTATAGATGAGGTAGCCAAGATGAATAAAAAGATTTGGGATATGTATCTATCTCCAACAGTTGCAGGCAGAAAAGGAAAGGTTATTTTTATTACAACACCAGAGGGAAGAAACTGGATATATGATTTATTTAAATTAGGGTCGAATGATCCGTTATGGGAAAGTCACTCATCTCCATCTTGGGTAAATCAGCATGAGTTCCCACAAGGATTGAATGATCCTGCTATTGTAGAAAGAAAAAGAAATATGTCAAAAGAATTATTCGGTCAAGAGTTTGGAGCAGAGTTTTCAGTATTTGAGGGAAAGGTCTGGGATTTTAATCGTGACCTTGATGTAGGAGAGTTTCCTTATAATCCTAATTTACCTGCATATTGCACTATTGACTTTGGCTATCGTATGCCAGCAGTCATATTTTGTCAAACTTACTGGGAAAATGGTATTGAGCATATTAAAATTTTTGATTCAATTTTGCATAAGAAAAATGTTAAAACAGAAGATTTAATTAAAATGATTAAAACTAAAGGTTATCCCATAGTTAGTTATTATGGTGATCCTGCTGGTGCAAATGTTCAAGGACAAAGTGGAGCAGGAGATATGGAAATTTTTAGGCGTAGTGGAATCGGAGTAGTATCAACGAGAGATAGAATGAGTAGAAATATTATAGCTAGTGTCGCATATACAAGAGGATTTTTTGAAAGTGCTAATGGTATTAGGAGAATCCATGTAGATAAAAGATGCTTAGATGTAATAGAAGATTTTGAAGAGTATAGGTATCCTGAAAGTCAAGATGGCAAACCTATAAAAGAAGAACCTATTAAAGATGGATACCATGACCATGGTAATGATGCTTTTAGGTATTTTATTATTAATAGATTTCCAATGAAAAACACAGAAATGAAAAGGATTCAAAGATGATTGAACAAATGTTGAAAGAAAAATTATTAGAAGCAAAACTAATGATGTCACATGAAAGAAGAAGTGAAATAAGAAAATATCTTGACTATTATTCTGGGTTGTCTACAGATCAATATATTAATACTTATTTTAATGGAGATGCTTTTTCAGAAATACCACCTACTTTAACAAATTTTACAAGAAAATTTATTAATAAAATCAGTAGAATATATACATTGGGTGCTAAACGAAATGTTGGGGATAAAACAGAGCAATACGAAGCATTAATTCCTGCAAAAGATGTAAGAATGAAACATTCAGAAAGAATGACTAGGTTGTTAGGAACAATAGCAAATAGGATATACTGGGCAGATGGAAAGTTTGATTACAGACCTTTGTATTACTTTGAGTCTTATTTTGAAGAAAATCCATTTGAACCAGCAGGGATTATTTATCCATTATTAAATAATGTATCAGACCTTTCCAATGCAGATTCTTTGCAATGGGAATATTGGACTAATGATAAGTACGGAATTATGGATGAAGCAGGTAAAACATTAGATGAGCAGGATAATCCTTATGGGGTATTACCCTTTGTTTTTACTCACAGAGAAGATCAGATTGATTCTTTTTTTGTAGAAGGTGCTTCTGATATTGTTAATTGTAATGAGCAAATAAACATTGCACTAACGGAAATGAATCTTGGAATGAGATTCAATATGTTTGGTCAGCCATGGGTTACAGGGTTAAGAGCAGATCAAAGTATGCTTAGAGCAGGCTCAAATACAATCCTAGATATGGGTGAAGATGGTGCTTACAATATAACAAGCCCAAATGGTAATATAGAAGAGGCTATTAATAATATTAAATTTCAAATGGAATTAGTTGCATCAAATAATCATCTATGGATACAATGGGCAGAAAGTGGTGGTGAAGTCCCTAGTGGTATATCACTTATGATTAAAGACATGGAGCGTAAAGAGGATTATTACGATGATATAGCTTTATGGAGATTATACGAACAAGACTTTTATAAAGTAGAGCGTGCTATAGCAGAATATAATGGTATTGCATTACCAGAAGAGTTTGGTGTAGACTTTCAAGAAGTAGAATACCCAAAGACAGTTCAGGATCAAATTCTTAAAGACGAGTTTGACATAAAAAACAATCTAATGACTAGAGCTAAGATTATGGTTAGAGATAATAAAGATTTGACTCTTAATCAAGCACAGGCAATTATAGATGAAAATAAAAACAAAAATGAGTCTGAATCAGTTGAGCCAGTAAATGGAAATTAAAGCAAAAGTTAATTTTGACTTTGGTAAGCTTGCTAGGGAATTGCCAAAAGCAATTAAGAAATATACTTCTGCTTACGCAAAAGGTGCTGAAGAAGGATCAAAGTCTAACATAGATAATGGTACTGGAGTGGATGGGAAGCCATTAACCCCCTTA